ATGCAGGAAATTACAGATATTAATAAATATAGGATTATTCAAACTTTAGAAAAATTGACGGAATACGCTAAGGAAGGAAGAATTACAGAGATAGAGATGGAACCTCCTCTTGCCTTCGAAAAGGAGTTTCAGATTAAGCTTACAATTAGAGATGAAATGTAAAAGCCCTCACTTTGAGAGGGTTTTATTTTCTTCATAAAAAATAGCCCCGCCCAAAAGGACGAGGCTGGATCAAGGGGCTCTGAGTTGATGCTTCAATGCACACTCTCAGCCCTTTCTTCGAGGTAGATATAAACTACTTCTTATAGAATTCTACATACGATGGATTAGCTGTAATATACAATCCACTCTTGAGCTGATACATATGGCCACCTTCGACAGGGAATTTATTTCGAATCACTGTGAAGACTTCATCTTCACCTACGATAACTGCCCGGTCCTCCCAGTCAGCTGAATTGTATGTCCATAGAGAATCCGCAAGAATTTTCACAAAGGCCTGAGTTTCAGACGCTTTTCTCGTAAGTCCTAGCGCTTCAGCCAATCCCTCAGCATGTCCTCTAGCGATACTATTTAAGAAAGCATCTGACTTTAAGGCAGCTGCATCAGAAGTGCTGTCAATGAAGCCATTTTCAGTTAGTACAGATGGCATCGCTGATTCCCTTACCATGTGGAAGTTTGCTTCTTTCTTCCCTCTATCTCTAAACTCTGTACGATTGACAATGGCATCATGAACTATGCCTGCCAGCCGATTGGTTTCAGCTTTACTAGAGTAGCTGCCATTATACGTAAAAGATTCAAATCCTACTCCACCACCCGCATTGATATGAATTGAAACAAGATAGTCAGCTCCCCAGCTATTTGCCATATTCGTACGCTCTGTTAAGGATAGCGTTCGATCACTCGTTCGAGATAATTGCACAGAGTGTCCATCATATTCATTATTTAAAATGTCTCGAGTCTTTAAAGCCAGAGCCAATGTTAAGTCCTTTTCGTGAAGTCCATTTCCTGAAGCTCCTGGATCTGTTCCACCGTGTCCTGCATCAATAAAAATCTTTGTCATAAATAATTCCTCCTAAATGTTTGTATTAGAAAAACGGCTGCTATATGTGACTGCCGTTCAACTACTTGATTAGATTTGCTTCCTTTAAAACGTTTTTCTGTTGTTTTCCTGTCCATGTGACATAGTTGTTTTTAAACCATGTCCAGGCACTTGCTGCTGCTGTAATTGCCATGGTAATGAGCTCTCCCCAGAATTCCTTTGTGCCAGGAATAGGATTTAATTCAGCTGTCACTAAAAACTGGTTGAGTAACGCCACAAGTAATACAACAGTGCGGACAATCGTTCCTTTGTCCAACCTTCTCACCTCCTTTCAAAGCCAAAGATTTAAATGTAAGGCCATAATAAAGCGATAGCTGAAATAGCTACCGCGACCCAAGCTGGCATATTTTTTTTCCAGTTATCTTTTTCTTTGATGATTCTTTCCACATCGTCTTTGTCTGCTTTGTCTTTTAAGTCCTTATCTAAATCTTCGATGTCTTTTTCGTTGGCTCGTGAACGTCGATCAGCTGCCTGTGCCGTATCATAGGTGTTATCAACCTTTTGTTTGATATCTAGCACATGGTCTAACTTTTCTGTTTGCTTAGCCAATGTGACTTTGACATCCATGAGCACCGTCATGAACTTTTCCATATCCTCCACTTCCTTATCTACTTGTGGCACGAATAACCCCCCTGAACTATAAAGAATCTCATCGACTCTAAAAACAACCTGTTTATTTAAAAGCATTAAAAAAACGCCTTATTTCTTGGCGTTTGCTTTGTTATCTTTTAATTGTTGATTTTCTTCTTTTAATTGATCTCTTTCTCCTATTAGGATAGAAACCTCTTTTTCCAGTACAGCCATCTTCTGAGCATATCTGCTGGCTTGTATATCTATGATTCTGTTTGCATCTAACTTACTCTCCATTGGTAAATCTCTCCCTTTTTATAAAACACTTAATATATCTTTAGTAAGAGTTTTGAGCTCTTCAATTTCCTTCCTTTGCCCTTGAACAACTCTCCATAAAGCAGAAACAATAGAATAGGGATCTACCCCATCCTGATCTCTTATTTCTTGAGGAACCATTTCAGAAAAAAATCCCACTTTCGGTTTATCATAAATCCCGTGATCAATGTCTCTTTGCAAGTGGTACGTATGGACACTCGCATTTTCTAATAAATACAAGGCTTCTTCATAAGAAAATGATTTTTTATTCGTTTTATAAAGTATCGATGAACCCGTAGGGTGTGAGGAAGCACGCAATGGAATATAAGACGAAACCGTTTGAGGCTCGACAGCTCTTACTTCATCTGGTGATTGCAAAAACACCTGGTGGGTATCACTCCGTACGGTAGCATAACCATTTTCATTCCATAAACGCTGGCCAAAGAAATAATCGTCCGTTCGATAGGATCCTTTGTGTAAATGCATATCCCCTGTTTTTCTAAAAGTACTGTGCGCGTTCCCCCCGGCATATATACGCATTTCACCGTTAAGCCCTGTAGGATCACCAGCCCCATATAAATTGATACCTGCGTGTCCTTCCGTGTAACTCCCTTGGTGAGCACGAATTTCAATTAGTTGTCTAGTTTCATCGCTATTCGCCTGCATGTAACCGGTATTAAAGAACTCAAATGCTTCGGCTTCAAGCCGACCGCCTATAAATGATCTATCTGCGTCTATGCGGAATCCATTCATATTCGTTGCATTACCTGACTCATCCAATTTATAGATCTCTAGAGCATTATTGTTCGTATTAAACTCGATGTAACCAGCCTTTAGAAACGGTGACCCCGAGTTAGGATTTGTACGAGAAAGCTGCAACAGTAATCCTGTTGAACCTTCTTGAGTAATGTTGGGGTTATCGATTTTTAAAGCTGGCGTTTCTACGGACCCTGAAAAGGTACCGGTGACACCTTCAAGTCTCACTGCTTTTAAAGTACCTGCATTAACAGTACCTAGGTTTGCAGAGAGAGCAGATAAACTTGTAACTTGAATGGCATTCGCTCGAATGGTGTTAGCTCTAATATTCCCTCCATCAAATTCCACGGTATTAGGATAGCGCCACTTATCAATAGTTCCCTGTGTTACTTCCTCTTCATTAATTTTTCTAGTGAACGTTGTGTATCCTGTTGGAATATTTCCATTCGACCAATTCACCGAATTCCACCCAGGATTTTGAATATTATCTGTAAGCCAATATTCAAACCTCTGAGTACGAGAATTATCTTCAATATATAGCTCTAGAAACACTTCATCATACGTTCCGTTATATACAATCCTTGCGCTAGTAAATCCACGTGTGCTATAAAGCCCAAAGGAAGAAAGGTTTATATAAGGATGTCTACCATAATGAATACCTGCTTCAAATACGGCTACTCCATGTTGAGAGCTTGTTGTATCACGCACAATAATTCTCCCGTGAGCTCGCCCACTTGAAAGGCTTGCAATGCGAAACCACTTGCCGGCATCTCCACTTGAAATGGATACGGATCCACTTGCATTTCGGCTGATGGTTTCAAAAGCCTCATCAAAAGTCGTTGTACTATCGACAATATTTGGACCTTGAGGGCCGCGATCCCCTTGATCACCTTTAGGCCCCTGCGAGCCTTGATCTCCTTGAGCTCCTTTATCACCTTTCTCTCCCTTGATTTTCGTCCATGTATAATCAGACGGATCGGTTGACTCGATGGCTGTGGTTTTATTGTGAGCTAAACCAATATACTCTTTGCTATCGGGATAATTTGAAATTCCTCCCCCTGAGGAAGTGTCAGCATAACGAATCCACGTGTAACGAGGCTTACCGTCCGTACCGGCTGGTCCTTCTATACCTTGGGGACCTCGATCCCCTTTTTCTCCCTTCGGACCCTCGGGACCTTGGGCTCCAGTGTTTCCTGTATTGCCTTTAGGTCCCTGCGAGCCTTGATCTCCTTTAGGACCTTTAATAAGCGACCATGTATATTCGCTAGGATCAGAGCTTTCGGTAGGAGTCGTCTTATTCGTTGCAATACCAATATACTCCTTACCTGTGGCACTATTCGCCATACCACCACCAGAAGATGTATCCGCATATCGGATCCATGTATATGTTGGCTTTCCGTCTTCCCCTTGTGGACCGCGAATACCCTGTGGGCCACGTTCCCCTTGGGGTCCCTGCTCACCGGTTTCCCCTTTAGGTCCAGTGCTTCCTTGCTCACCTTTATCGCCTCTTGGACCTTCGTATTTAGACCACGTATAGGCAGATGGATTTGTTGATTCATCTTGACTTAACTTATTTGGTGCAATACCGATGTAACTTTTACCGTCCGGAAAATTAGATATGCCATTTCCGTTTACATCATCAGCGTAACGGATCCACGTATATGTTGGATTCCCATTTTCCCCAGCAGGCCCTTCGATCCCTTGCGGACCACGATCTCCTTTAGGTCCTTCAGGGCCTGTTGGACCTTGGTCACCGGTTGCCCCCTTGTCCCCCTTAGCCCCTTTAATAAGTGACCAGTTGTAATTAGAAGCAACCAAACTTTCAGAAGGAGTCGACTTATTATAAGCTAATCCAATGTACTCTTTTCCATCTGGATAATCAGACATTCCAGAGCCTGAAGAGGTATCAGCATACTTGATCCACGTATAAGTTGTTTGACCGTTCTCACCGGCAGGCCCTTGTATACCTTGTGGTCCTCTTTCACCTCGCGGCCCTTCAGTGCCCTGTTCACCTTTATCTCCCTTATCCCCTTTGATTTTCGACCACTTGTAGTCAGACGGATTAGAAGAGTCAGATGCTGTGAAGTCGGTGTAGGTCCCGATATACAATTTATTTTCGGACTCTGTTGTTGAGAATCCAGATGTACCTACTGAGTTATTTGCCCAGGCCGTATGGAAGTAAGGCGTTTGACCATCCTCACCCTGCGGTCCTTGAATACCTCGAGCCCCGTCTGCACCTTTAATTAACGTCCAGTTGTAATCAGAAGGAATATCTGAATCGGCAGAAGTATGATCAACGTACATACCAATGTAAGTTTTATTCGTAGAATCACTTACAGAGAAACCATCGGTTCCATTTGAGCTGTTGGCGTAGGCAATATGAGTGTAAGAAGCAGAGCCGTCCGTCCCTGGCTCCCCAGGAATGCCTTGATCTCCTTGTGGACCTTGTTCTCCTTGAAGGCCGCGTAGACCTTGAGGTCCTTCAGGTCCACGTTCACCTTGTTCTCCTCTATCTCCTTTTTCCCCTTTAACTTTTGTCCATCTATAGTCGCCAGGATCGCCGGAGTCGTCTTGCGTGAAATCGGTATAGGTTCCAATATAATCGCGATTAGCTGCATCGGTTGTTGAAAAATTCGTTGAACCGTCAGAACTATCAGCCCATGCAGTGTGAAAGTAAGGAGTACGACCGTCAGATCCCTCGGGCCCAGGAATCCCTTGATCTCCTTTTGTACCTTTTATAAGCGTCCATTTATAATCTGATGGGACGGTTGAATCTGTAGAATTGCTGTCAACGTACATACCGAGGTAATCTCTTCCGGTTGATTCTCCTACAGAAAAGTCTTCTGTCCCGTTAGCACTATTGGCATAGGCAATATGCGTATAGCTTGAAACACCATCCTCGCCCGGGACACCAGGTATCCCTTTATCCCCATCTGGTCCTTGCTCACCCTGTAACCCTCGAGGCCCTTGTTCTCCACGCTCTCCCTTAGGTCCCTGTGGACCACGTTCTCCATCTTCTCCATCAAAAACCGTTGAGAGCGTGAACCGGTCAAAAGAAACAGCTGAGTCTTTCCAAACCTCCACACCAAATGTGGCCTTTTCTTCTATATCTGTAGCTGTTACCTCTACGGTTTTCCCTTCTTCATAAAAGTCAGAGACAGGTACCCCATGCTTGTTATACTTCGACCATCGATACGAATACAACGTTCCCTCTTGATCAATTTCAGAACCTGAAAGATAAACCTTGGCTGTTAAACTGGTAGAGCCTTCCCCATTCTTAAATACATCTCCTACGCTAGAGACGATGGATGTTATCAACATAAGGGAAAGCTTATGCCTTATTTCAGATTGCATAGCCTTCCAAATACTTTTAATTTCTTCCTCTGTAAACTCGGTATAATCACCAAGTTCTATATACTTATTCGATTGATTTACAATATCGCGGTCTTGTGTGTGAATGCGAGCTTCTAAATATAGGGGAGGATTAAATTTTGTATCCTTTATACGGATGGTATCGCCAAACCTGAACTTTTTATTGGCCATGCCTGGTACATACTCAAGGTCTGCTATACCTCCCTTATATTCAACTAGGCTATTGATTCGCTTTTCTAATTCATTTTCCGTAAGAACTAATAATCTTTCTTTCGTCATGTCTTGATCCATCGTTTGAGGTTCATAGACTTCTATCAGATGTTTCCCGTTTCTTCCCCATCGTTTCAAGGCAGCCTCATCTTCTACTACTACTTCATGCCGCGTCCCATCCTCACGTTCTGGTCCCCTTCCATGAAGGGCTGTCACGATATGATCTGTTTTTTCTGTTCGTCTTAATTCCAGTAGGTCTTTTCCAAATTCAGCTGTACGTCCTCTCCAAGTACCTACCTTTTCAACTAAGTCTACATATCGTCCTACAATTTGGTTTCCTTCGGTTTCTATGCGAAAGTTTAACTCTAAGTCAAATTCGTTGGAGATTCTCTTTAAATAACCAAATGGGTGGATAGGATCCTCAAATGTTAGAGTTCTAACTCCATTAAAATAAACCGTACCAGGCTCCCATTCCGTACCATTCAATGCAAGAATCGCATGAGACTCGGCACTTTCTGCATTCGTAGTATGAGGCTCCATAATCTTCGCCTTTTTGAGGTCTAAGTAACTAGCGTTCGTATAAACCTCTGCATGAAGGTTCACACCTGATCGAAACTTGCCGGCTTCATAAATGATAAATTCTATTAGTTCTCCATCTTCTCCTGGTATGATGACTCGGTTCCTCTTCGTTAGATATTGAGAGAATCGTTGATCGGATAACGTTTCAAAGTCGAACGTTTCAAGATGGTCTTTCAGAGACTTCCGATGATTATTTGAAATGATCTTTTCTTTCGTAATAACATCGAGTATTTGGTCCGTTTGGCCATCAGCTATATAAATCTTACTCACAAGAATCGCTCCCTATAGTGCAACCACACATTGAACGCATTTTCGGGCTGGACAATTATCTGGTTTTGTCCTTTTATTAATTGAAAGAATTCGGCCCCAAAACTAATGAGGTCCATTCTCGGCTCCCCATTAATAAGTACATCTCCCGATTGATGATCGAAGGTAATTACGTCCTCGGGCTGAGCGATATACGTTGAAGTAGTATTCTCCACATCGTTTATCCTGACTAATCGCATACTATACACTTCCATACGCTCGACCACATCGTCATACCATTTTTGATAAGCGATTTGTATTTGAGCAGCTGGCTGCATCGCTACATCTGATTCCAACCTTTCGACCCATTCATTAACGATACGACCATCCTGAAATTCTTGTACTGTAAATGTCCATTGATTTCCTACTCTTGAAACCTTGAGCTTTCCATTAAAACGTTCCAGCTTTGGAGGAAAAGAAATATATGGGGTACGCACTCCATTAGCAATCTCAATTTGACAACCTAATTGATTTAAACCGCGCCACTTATCTTCAATAAATGCTCGAACGATCGGATTATTGGTGGCATCTAGGAGATACATTTCGGATCGGCCTGTTCGTCCTCCTTGATCTGTATGGAAGTAAAGCCACATTTCAGCTCGAAAGTCTTGAACTTCTTCTGATAGACTTGTTTTCATTGCTGGCCCATGCCACGTTGCTTCCCCAAAATTTGGTTCCGCAAATTCCGCAATAAAACCGGTATCGTCATGGGTCATGGAACCATTTAAATAACCTTCAGCAATTACATCTGTATCGGTCCATCCAACCAATGAATCCATCGCTCTGTGAAATACCTTAGTCTCAGGAGCTTCAGGGGTTTCCTTCACATCAACAGGGCGCCCTGCCATGACAAACTCATTTAAATGATTTTGCACCAAAGCAAAGGTCACTGGTTCTAACACTTCCAGTTCAAAGGTTGGATCAGCTGGCATTAAACCTGAATTGGTGATCATCTCATAGTCTGAGACTAGTTCTTTAGATTGCTTCGGACCATATTTATAGGGATCCGTACACAGAAAAGTCAGGGTGCCAATCACACTATTACTAGTCTCTTCTGGCACCTCATTACTTGATAAAGTGGCATAAAAAATAGCTTCTTCATCCGAAAAAGCTAATTCTTTTTTTGATACACGTAATAAGGAATTTAAGTGATTGAATCGATCCCTAAATCCTTTATTTGTTCGATCAGTAATTTTATATTTAATTTTGATTTCTCGAGCCTCTAATGTCGTTAAACTCGATTCAATCAGTCCATCTAACCCGGGAGCTTCAATTGTGTTCATTCGATTAGTCATATTACTTCTCCCACTTACGGACAAAGTTATAAAACTCCCATTATCATCCGTCAATGCCTCATCCAACGTAATTCCATTAAATGTAGTTTGAATAGAAAGGGAGGTACTTTGTGTACCCCTTTCTGTAAAGTCTACGAATTCATACATAAAGTACCTCCTTACTGAAAGTTTTTCTTAAGCCTTGTCTGTCGATCTTGTGTTTGAGTAATATCCTCAACAAAGGCATTGAACTCTCTACCAGCGATACCTAGATTAATATAAGCAGGCTGCTTGTTGGTTACCTTTACATCCGCATTCACAGCACTCAGGACCTGGGCCTTACTATTCTGTCTCAGACTATTAAGGCTTGATTTAATACTTGAGGATTTAAGCTGAACAGATGGATCAACCGTCATATCCTTCTTATTTGGAACCACAGCTTGTGCCATCTCTTTCGCTTTTTTTGCAATCAAGGGCAGGGTTTTTTCTGTCCCTTTGGCCATTCCCTCCCCGGTCCATTTACCAAGTTGGGTTGTTACTTTCGAGGGAGAGGCAATTCCTAACTTTTTCTTGAGCCAATCAGGAATTAAGTCGGCAGCTTGTTTCACCATGTCTCTAATACCGCCGAACATAGAGCCAATTCCATCGATTAGACCTTGAATGATGTCCTTTCCGATCTGCACCAGATCGATTCCCTCAAAGGTACTGACGATGCTATCCATAATATCGGAGGCCGTGTCCTTCACGGTCTGCCAAGCCGAATCCCAGTCTCCCTTGATGAGGGACATCGTTGTATCAAGAATCCCCATGACTAAGGAAATTCCAACCTCAACTATTGTAGTGATCAGAGAAAAGGCTGTCTGTACCACTCCAGAGATGATCGGCCAGGTTATTTGGAATAATCCCTTCAAAAAGCTTAGGGAACCGGAAATAATCGTCCCTAAAACCGAAGTTAAAGTAGAGACAATACTGACGATTTCCTGCCAGGCAAATTGAGCAATTCGAAGAATCCCATCACCGTGTTTTTGCCAAATTTGTTGGATTTTCGAGGTTATTTGAGTGATAAATCCCCATAACGTCTGAAGTACTGTAACGACCGCGTTATAGACCAAATTCCATATTCGCTGTGCTGTCGCAAAGAACGTCTGCTGGTTTGCATTCCACCAAGAAACGAGTTGCCCAAAAATATTTCGCACAAAATCAGCAATAAACGAAATGACTGTGGTAAAAATCTGCTGGATGAAAGACCAGGCTGTCTGCACCCCTTGACGGAAGGCTTCATTCTCTTTCCATAAGCGAACAAACACAGGAACGAGTAAGGATAAGACGCCAATGATAATACCTACCGGCCCAGATAAAGCCATTAAAGCTGTACGTAATAAAGGTAGAAAAGTGCCGGCCAAAGGAGCCACCCTAGCCCCTATTTGAACAATTAAAGCCCGGAACGATGTAATCGGAGCCCTCAGAAAGTTGAAAGCTTTCCCTACTACATTTGTTAATACGCCACCTAATCCAGCAAAAGCTGTACGTGCAGCTGCAACTATAGGTACTAGCGCAATCATGGAACCGACTATGACCGTTAGTGCTGAAATGATGCGTCCAATGATTGGATGAGCCTCCATCATGGTATTACTCCAGCTGATAAAGGAATTTACTACATCAAGTATCGTAGATCCTAAGGGGGCAAGAGCCACTCCTAGATTTTTAAGAAAGGTAATAATATTACCAATTAAAGAGATCACCTTTGGTCCATTTTCTCGAACGTATGCTATGAATTGCTGAAACGATTGGTTCTCCGAGATGGTCGTCGCCCATTCCCTAAAGCGTTTCGTCATCCCTTGAAATCTGGTCATCATATCGGCTGCCATTGGTCCAAAGCCTGCAAACATCTCTACTAATCCTACGGTGATATTTCCTATGACTGATAACAGCTTAGGTCCATTTGTTTTTACATACTCTATAAAGTTATTAAAACGTTTAGACTCACTTAAACTATCCGTCCATTGACGAAAACTCTCTGTCATTCTTAGGAGTCCTTGCTCGACAGAAATGGCCAAAGGATCAAAAGCTCTAAATAGATTCGCCAGAGCTACTGTTACATTTCCTATGATTCGTCCCCAGTTTTCAAAAGCTCCAGGAGCTGCATAACGGATCCAGTCGAAATTCTTCTTCACATCATCAGCATTTAGGTTATCCAATAACGACTGGCCAAGATCATCAAATGAATGGGCTAACGCATTGACCATTGGACTTGCTTTCTCAATGATATGGGTACCGGCTTCCAAGTATTTAGCAAAGGCAGAGAAGATGGGTTCTCGAACTTCATCCTTGAGATCCTCAAATGCGTTTTTGAAACTCTGAATACCTTTGAGAGCATTTTGAGTCGCTTTGCTTAGTCCATTAAATTCCGAGGATCCAATCGTGACATTCTCATATAATTCAGCTAACTCTTTCCCTAAGGATGTAGCAAAAGGAATCAGAGCACCGGTCCCTGCAGCTGCCGCACTCATAGAACTGGCTAAAGCTAGAGCTCCACCGGATACGACACCTAACTGAACACCGATCCCACCAATCAAGCCACCTAAACTGGCGAGTATAGGAACGAGTCCAGACGACACCATTAGGCCAATACCTCTAAATGTATTACTGGCCACAATGCCAAGTGCTTGTATAGAGTTTGCTATTCGACTAATCGTGCGCTGGAACTTGTTGACCCGTGCCTCTATCGGGATAATGACTTTTCGACTGAGAGCTTGTTTAACAGCCAAAAGCAAGCCCATTTTTCTTTTAGCTTCAGAAGTATCAGCTTCAACATCCACTTCAGCTTTAACTTTCTTACGAGCAAAACGATTCATCATCTGCCGAGCTTTTTTAAGGTTTCTACGCAAAGGACTGGTATTTGCATTTAATCGCGTATCTTCAACGGATTCTGATTCACGCTTAAACTTCTCTGTCACCCTTCGGGCCGTTTGAATGGCCTTACGATACTTTGAGACGCTGGCTTTTAATTCCGCATCTACACTGTAATTCGCCATGGCTTCACCCCCTACTTTGGTTATGCTGCAATGCTATTTGAGCCGGTGAAAGCTTTTTGTTATTCTGGACAGGTTCTTCTGTGATCTCCATGTCCACTACTTGAAGAGCTTTTTCATAATTAAAGAAATCATGAAAGTCCTTAAAGACATACTCTTCTTTCTGGTTCTTACCTGTTCCAACTGTTTTAGTAGCAGCTGCATTCCTAATAAGAAAAGCTGACTTATGGAGCCGATACTCTTCATCGATCTCTTTATATTCCTGGGCATAGCGTTTGTAATGAAACTCAGAGAGCGTCATTTCCTCTACATCCTGTAAGCGATTCATCCCCAGCTTTCTTAAGGCATAAATAACGATTTCGTTATAGGTTAAACCGCCTTTGGTTGCTTCGCCACTTCTTCCCCTTCTTCTTTCATGTCCTCTGGCACTAAATTTCGGGTCATAGGTCGCTTTCCCAACTCTCCAATAACTTGCTTACCGAAAGCCTCAAATCCTTGGTTTTCTGCAATATCGTCCAGCACTTCTTCTAGTTCTTCATAGGTTTTAGGAGATTTACGATCATGAGTAGAAGCTGCCTTCACAATTTTTGACACTCCAATTAGGTTTCCAGATCTCAAGTTGGGAATCATCATTTCTAGACCTTGACCTAAGCTAGCCCCTTCTACCTCAAAACCAAGCTCACGATCAATCTCTGTAAGTGTACGAAGACCAAATTTAAGCTCGATCTCACGACCATCAAAATTAATATGCATGTGTATAATCCACCCTTTCTCTTTTAAGTATTAAAAAAGAGAGGGAATATCCCTCTCTCGTTTTTATACTTCCGGTTCTGCAGGTTCTATATTGTCAGCAAGTCCATCGTCTGCTGGATCATCCTCTAAAATGTCATGAAAGACATACGATAAAGTTTTAATGTCTCCATCCGGCAGCGTGACTTGTCCTTTCTGACGGATCCCCTCTGTGATAAACGTTCCTTCGATCTCAGCATCATCTTCAGAAGGACTGGTAGGCTCCCATTCTGTAATGTAACCTTGTCGGTATTCCGCCTCAAACTTCGTCACCTCGGACCCTGATTCTCCTTCGACCGTCTTTTTGGCCAGATCCACTTCCCACATTTCCACGGGATAATCCTCTACAATTGAATCCTCCAGCATTGTAAATGTCGGATCCTCTACTGATTGAATAGCAGAGATACTAACCTCATCTTCTAAAGAGGCGGTGCTTGAGACCGGACCATCCTTCGTTTCCGTTTTCTCTCGGTCTCGAGAGTAAGACTTCGAGTGTTCCGTTTGAAAGACTAGCTTTGCTGCTTTATCAGCTTCACCGAGTTTTCGAAAGTACAAAACTTTGTGTACACCCTTGGCTTTCTTCATTGTTTTCCTCCTAACTTAACTCATATTCAACTTGAATAATGCCATGTAATAAATCATCGTCCGTCGTGCTATCAAATACAGCATTCGAATTTAGAGCCTCTATATTCACAAAGTAATTTGAGAGCCTTGTTAATCCTCTAAGTCGCTGTTTCAACTGAAAAACCATATTAGAGAACTTATCTCGATCATTCGCATATCCCCACACATGAATGGTCTGAGAAAGGCGTCCCGTAATTATCTCCTTATTATTAATGACATCATCGCTAATCGATTCAGATACATGAACGAAAGGATAATGAATGCCATTCTCGCCTTGAGCTGCATAATCCACCGTTTGATAGCCTAACTCTAATGATTGAATAAACACCTCATTAAACAGTTGGATTTCTGGCGATTCCATTTACTCACCTACTCTACTAAACGCTTAAGATCAGACAGGAAAAGACTCTTCTGTTTAAAGTAGCCAGGATAAACAAACGGCTGAGCATCCATGTATCGAGTTCCATATTCTAAAAATGCACTGTGCTCCGATTTTGAAATCGTTCGGAAATGCAACTTATCCACTCGTTCTGTCTCGATGTTCCTTCTCGTAAATCCGGTTTGATACCCTTTAACAAACACGGCATTCTTTATGACTTCTCCTGTCTGTTCAATCGTATTATTTTTAACAATCGTACTTACATCGTCTTCAATTTCGTTATCCATTCGATTGAGATCAGCGAGCAACTTGTCCAGCCCATTTAAGTCCATTCACTTACTCCTTCTAAATAAATAACGCTCTCGGACCTGTGAGGGACATGTCTGAGAACGTTAAATTTATTTCCACTGGTAACGGCTTTATCTGCCTTACCTTTATAAGGACGCTGAAGCCTTGCTGTGGTGACTTTCCTTTCCGTAGACCCAAAGACCGCCTGAACCTTTTCCAGGCTCGTAGGTGACAAGTGGCAAGGGAGAGTGAGACCTTCATCGACCGTAACTTCTGTTTTTCCGGTCTCCGGATTGTATTGCCTTTGCCCTGACTCATGTAAGGTGATTCGTTCAGCATATCTCATTAGAAGAACATCACCTTTCCCGATGTCTCTGATTTAGGAATGTACGTCTCTAAGATGGATAGGTAAGGAGCTAGATCATTTTCAGAAAAAGAAACAGAATGTCCTTCTACAGATTCAGAAGTCATCCCTTCACTGCCCAACCGGTTAAATCGATGAATAGCCAGTTCTTCAATGATAAAAGTTAATTCATCAGGAATTTCGTTCAATTCTGCATGTTGCTTCAGCCAGATCCTCAATCGGGATTCAATATTCTTGATAATTAAATCAATAACCTTATCTTGTAGATCATCTTCAACACCAACCAGTGTTTTTACATTTTCTCTAATGGTTGTTGCCATTTAATCACTTCAGTTCTTTTTCAGCTTCGACAGCTGCTTCTTTTCCTTTGACCTTCTCCCCATTCGAAAGCTCGAAATATCCTCCACCTGTATGTTTAGGGAATTCATCCTCTTTAAGTGCATCTTCAGCATTGGTAATGACATTAAAAGGCTCAATCAATGGTTTCTTTAACTTATTTTCATTACTAGAAAGTTCCTGGACTCGTTCTTCTGTTACTTGGCCACGACGAGGAAAGTTATCCCCTTCTTGGTAGACCTGGCGCGTATCTGCATCTGTAAAAGCATTAATCACTTTAAACATGCTCATTCACTCCTTCTTAAGCTTCTGGCTGAGTGGCTGGTTTTAGTTTTGCAAACGCCTCATCCTTAACGATCATAACTGCAACATCCATCGTGGCTCGTAGAGCAACCATTTCACGTTCGAACAGGTTGATTGGTTCCCCAGCTTCATCAGTAATGGTGGAGATTGTACCTTCCTCAGCAATCTTGTAGGAGATATCAAACGGAATTCCATAGTGAAGGTGATCAAAGTCCCCCAGATAAAGGGTGCCTTTCTTCATGTTAGAATTCTTAATGTTAACTGCAGGGAGTCCATCAATTCGGTTATTCGAACGATCATAGATTGCCTGCTGCAGGTTTCCTTCTCCAATAGTCGCTTGTCGTAAAGCTGTCGCATTCTGACTCTTAGATATAAAGGCATTCCCTTCAAAGTCATCTTCTAGAAGAAGATCTCCTAATTGGAGAACGTTCTCACCTGTAATATCCCCTTCTAGCTCATGACCGGCCTCTACCACTGATTGCTCAATGGACTGTGAGAAAGGATTGCTTACATTTAGAATTCCGGCTTCATCAAACTTCTTATAGAAAGCCTCACTAATCTTAGGACGCATTTGTTCAAAGAAGTTCGAAACACTGTACTGTAGAAATTCACGAGACACCGGGAGGATGACACCAAGTTTCTTGGCTTTCATGGTGATCTTTAACCATTTGGCTTTAGAAGTCTGGATTCGTTCACCTTCATTGACCCAGTAAGCTCCTGGTCCTTCAGCAAAGTAATCAAATTCTTTTTCCTGCTTGTCCATTTCTTCATAAACACCCAGCTGCATAATCTTCGAATTCTGCATGACGTCATTCATAATGAGAGTCCCTTGAGATTTAGGAATGACCCCATCCTTGGAATCACTCATCATGACGTTATCTGGATCAAATTCTGCAAAGTGCTGCAGATTCAGTTTCAATAGCTTTTTCTCTGACATACCTATTCCTCCTTAAATAATCCTTGCTTTCTTCGCCATTTCAGCACGGGAACTCGGCCCAGCTGCTTGTCTTTCTTTGAAAGACTGATTTCCTTCTGGTGGATCCTGACGAAGCTTTTCTTTCACCGCGTGATTTACGGCTTCATCAAATGTCTTTTTAATATTGGAGATCGATTCTTTGATCTTTTCGTTATCTTCTAAGGTGATAAGGGACTCAGCAAAATCTGAAGGTAATCCTTCTTCTTTCAGATTGACCTCCACTTCAGTTCGTAGCTGCTTAAGGTTTAAATCTCTTTCCCGATCATCCAGTGCCTTCTTTCGCTTCTCAAAGTCGGCCTGCTCCTGTTCAGACTTGGTCATCTTGGCGTATTCTTTCGCATCTTTCTTAGCATCATCGATAGCTCGCTGTTTCTCTTTCTCGAATTGTTTTTCTCGATTCTTCAGCGCCTTATCGACAGCTTTACTTACGGCAGAATCCACATCTGATTGAGTGAATGATTGATCTTGGTTGTCATCTGAGTCATTGGTGTCATCTTGATCAGTGTCACTATCAGAGGTGTCATCTTCAGCAAAAAACTGGAGGTTCAAACGATGCAATTTACTTTGTAATTCAGTCATGGTCATTCTCCTTCTCCCATTCAGTCTTAGAAACGACTAACTTCTAACGCATAAAAAACAAGCCCCATCCAGTCCTTAATGGCCCGGCCAGTGCTTATGGTTTAAAGGTTATTCAGTTAGTGTTTAAAGCCCGATTAGTTCTTAAGCCTGTTTAACGTCTGGTGCTTAAAGACAAATATCTATTTGCGGCCACCAATCCCACTGACCGCCATTATCATAATAAAAAGCACCTTCATTAGAAGATGCTTAGTTGTTCTATGCTAATTTCCATATAAATCCACCACATTGTCTACCTTTTCTTATGCTATGCCCGATTCCAGTACAATCAGCTCCAGTTTCTCTTTGCGCTTGTCTCATACTCGGGTACTCTTTTATAAAATTACCTTCTAAATCAAATTGTTTAACGCGTGTGGACGTTTTAGGATTGTTCTTTGGGATGCTCCATAAACCTGTTTCCTTAGCATGTACATTATTTTCTATATACGTCGCCCATTCCAAATTGGAAATGTGGTTATTCGCTTTATCTCCATCAATATGGTTCACTGTTTCTTTTGGTTCTTCTTCGGAAAAGTGCTCCATAACCAATCTATGAACATAATAATTCTTGCCTGTGTTGTCTACCCACAAAGGTATTGACTTATAGCCATTTTCCTTTGTTCCTGGCACCAGGTTCCTTCTATGAAATTTCGAGTATATTTCCCCTCTAAGGGAAACCATATATTCATTATTGTATTCTATATCTTTCCATTCGTTGGTAGACTTCATTTTTAATTCAGCCATTTTCTTTTCTTGTTCTTTCTCCGCCTGTTTCATTTCTCTATAAATTTTAGCTTTTCTTTTGCGCTCACTTCTGTTTTTAATATAACGCTCATGATTACGTTTTTTATTGCACTCTTTACAGGGCGACTTAATTCTTTCTCCGTCACTAACAAAGAATTCCTTAGTCTTCGGCATACTTCTTTTACAGTGACTACAAACTTTATATTCCATTATTTCAACCTCCCACAGTTGGCCCATTTATTAAAGGGAACAGGGAAGTGGGTGCTTGACTGTACGGTTCTAGTTCCCATAATTTATTATACCAACTTTAACAAGCTCCACAGCATTTAAATGGAGTATTTCCCCTTATTTTTAAAGAAAAACTCATCCCTCCAATTGTCAGGGATGAGCAATGCTGTAGAGCTCCGGCAATGGGGGTGCATTTATTCCCACCGCCATTTCAGATACTTTGAATCGCTTACCATCCATTCCCCTGCATTCTCTTGAAGTCCGGTGGTCAATCATAGCGACATATTCATACTCTGCCTCTGGATCGCCATCAGTCAAAGCTTTGAAGGACAGCTTCTGAGCTTCTACCTGCACTCGGCTCACTTCGGTGATCAGCAATCTTCTTGCTTCAAAATCCGTAACATCAAATCGTTCTCGCACTTTACTGATGAAGCGATTTGGATGCACTCCTCGTATGATGGAACTATTAATGATGGTTTCCAGCTCACCTCTTAAGGCCTCCATATCATCCCATATGCGGGTAGACCAGGTCGCTCCATAAAAAGAAGCCCCAACCAGTGATTGAAGCGTCGCTGTTGTGATCGTTATATCAGCTCCAAGTATTCCTGCCTGACGAAGTACCTCCCCAATGCCGGCCTGCTCTAAATACGCTTGAAAAGTCTTGGTCTGTTCATCAGCCATGGCCACCAAATGAGCATTTAAATACATCATTAGAAGCTCTTGACGATTGATGTACATATTCGTGTTATAAGTATGCAGCATTTCATTAGCTTCAGCACTAAACTCTCGTTCACGAACATAGCGAGCTGCCATCTTTTCATAACGTTGTATGTCCATTTCAGAGACTCGCTGTTTGGCTTCTGCCGGTGTTAACCCTCGACTATCTGCATAACTGGCATAGAAGGCTTGTATTTCTTTCTCGGATTCCCTCAACGCCTGATCAATGATTTCCCTTAACCTTTGAGAGACTTCCTCATCCTTCATCTGCTCTCGTTTGATATGCTCCTTCTCTCGTTTCACCCAATAACTTTCTTCAGCCATCTAATCCCCTCAGTTCTCCATGTAATTCGAGGATCTACGCTGAACACTTCGCTCTGATTCAATGCGCTTTTGTTCTTCTTCTGGATTTTCAACAATCATCGGTATAGTTTTAAGCTTCGTTTCCTGTGAGAGCTCCCCGCCTAAGTTATTAAACATCTCCACTGCTTCTCTAGTAGACTTCGGAAGGTTTGGCGTGAACTTATACGTAATGCCATCAAACTCTCCTGCATTCGCTTCACTGGCAAGGCTCATGACATTATTAATCAGCCGGTATCTTCGATTGAGCGACCTTTTAAACAAACGCTCTTTATTGATACGGATCTGCTCGAGGCCAAAGAGCTTGTACTTCATGGCTTCACCTGTCTGCTGGCCACTGAAATTCTCATCGTTCAAATCCGGTGTATTGGTGAACTTATGAATGTCTGTCTGCAATCGATCTTTATAGGATTCCACGCCAGCCACATCGTACTGTTTGTAGATATAATCAGCATCTACATTTCCCTCTTTCCCTTCCGCATTCTGAGAAGGTTTAAGAAAGATGATGTTCGATTCTTTCATTTTCCTTGCTTCCTCTGGATCCAATTCTACATTTCCAAGGATCTTAAGCATGGCATCGTTTAGGTCAGTCATGTAATTGGCTGTATCGGATTGACCCGCATCATATAAATCAATCTGATCCAGCACATTCTCGAAGTCGCCCTGGCGGAATCGATTATTGCTATGCTCATTGATCGGAACATCACCAAAAGGATGGTCTGACACATCATCAAGCGTCAGATTATAGTCTCCAAAGTTCGTCGTGAAATAGGTGTAAACTTTAGATTTAGTGTACAGCAGCAGTTTCAGTTTTCTGTCATGGCCATAACCCACCATAAAGTAACGAACACCGGCAATGATGTTCTTTTCAATCGTGGTATCGTAAATTAGAAATGTCTCTAATGGTGAGGATAAATAAACCTTAGTTTCGTCCTTCTGGTTTCTGTGAAGCAGCTCATATGCTCGACCATATATGGATAGATCAAGAATGAGATCAGCATTTAGAGCAGGAGCCTCGATCATTTCATTCACTTCTTCAATTTTCTTCTCAATGTTACTGTCTTTGTGATTCAGAGAGATAGGAACTCCAACAAGAAATCCTTGCATGAAGTTTGAAACATACTTTGCGTAGTTATGACGCGCTCGATGGTCCGCCTTGTCATCCTCTTTTCGCCTCTTCAATACAGATATTCCTCGGTTCTCCCCTTTGTAGTAATCATCCAATTCATCTAATCGAGGACGCTGGTGTTCAATATGGTGCTTAATCATTGCTGACAAGTCCTTTGTATTGGAAAGAAGTTCTCTATCTGACTCATAAGTGTACTGAATATTGGCTTCCTTACTAAAGCGCCTTTTTGTATTAGGGCTGCTGGTAAGTGCTATTTCAAAATCCTGAGCTGAGCCCATATTCTTCACCTCCTATAATCCTAAATTTTGCAGGGCACGATAGGTGTTATCTTTTTTAGAAACACCAAGATGGTATTGCTCTAAGCTGTAGCGCAAAGCATCGATAATGTGGTTATTGGCATCAATCGGTGTATTGAGCCACTTGCCCTCTTTGTCCTGGTCAAAGGTATAAGTATTGAATTCCTCAATCGTATGCTCACACCTTGGATGAATATATATCTTGAATCCCTGTATAAAGAGAATCCCTTGATTTATACTCCCAGACCCTTTGACCGATGCTCTCATTCGTCGAACGCCCATATTAATAAGCTCTTGAATCAAGCGTTTCTCTGCTGAGTCACCAGTGATGGGAGCCTTAAGAAGCTCTTTCTTCTGAAGCATTTCATATATTTCTTTCGTGAGCATTGCTTTCTCATAATGCTCGTCATAGATCCATAGCTCCTTATTCTCCAAATCGACTACAGAGCTTACTTCAGTAGTGGGATCGTTAGTGAACCCAAAGTCCATGCCGTGAGCAGTCTCTTGGATTTGCTTTATCTTCTGCTGGATATCAAATTCTCTTACTTCGAAGTTCTCAAATACAAGTCCTTCAGCTACTCCCCATTCTCCATCAGCAACAATGCGGGCTCTTCGTGGGTTTGTCCGATAAAGGTCCAGGTATCTTTGTCTATCTACATCATCGAGCCACTCATTTACTCTAAATGTTGTTGTTGTAGCGAAGGTGTCTTTCTCTTTAGTTCCTTCATCAAAAAAGACTTTTTTTAACCAATGGCGTTCGGACCAAGGGTTAAAGGTAACGGTGATCTGCTTGAAGAAGTCTGGAGCGTCATATCGTCCACGAATGGATTCTACAACTGTTCTGAATTTATCTTCTGTCTCCACCTGATACGCTTCTTCCAGCCACATCCAGCTTAAAATACCGACATCAACCGTGATTGAGGTTATTTTCAGTGGATCATCCAGACCTCTAAATAAGATCTTCTGGCCAGTGGGCTTGTAGGTTATCTCCGGCATGGATTCATTGAACTTAAATAAATGAGCAACCCCTAATTGAGAGGTTGCCCATTTGAGATCCGTATAAGTGGATTGTTTATTGGTGTTTGAATAACGTCTAACTACAAGGAGGTTAGACCAAGAGTACTTCATGATCCGGTGAATGAAATTAAGTGCAGCTGTCTTGGATTTCTTACTCCCTCGAGAACCTTTGACCACTCTATAGAACTGTTTATTGTTCCAGAACCGATTATAACCCTTTCCGATCTTCTGACTAATGGAGATTTTTGATTGGTCAGTCTTCATCAGGAACATCCTCAACGAATACAGGTGTTATGTTTTCGACCTGCTGCTTGTCGGTCCACATGACATAGCGTTTGCCTAAGAGCTCAGCTGCTTTTGTTCGATCATTGGTATCCGAACGTTTATTATGTCTTTCTACACTTGAGCCTAGCTCTCCATCTCCAACTACGAGGAATTGTTCGTCCTCGACTTCTCCACGCATTACAGAGGTAAGATACTCCATGACTTCCTGTTGATCAGCAACCCTTTCACTTTTAATTTCCTCGAGTCGCTCATCAATATAGTTTTTCACGCTCACTTTTGCAACTAGCTTATGGGCATTGCCTCTAGCATAGGACTTGCTATAACCTGCTTTAATTGCTGCCTGCTCAGAGTTTCCAGTGATGATATACTCATCAGCAAATTTCTGTTGTTTTAAGCTAAGTTTTTTACTCATTGTATATCATCACCTCTATCAAATAAAAATGCACCCCCAATCAGAGGTGCAATGACTTTTAAAGTTTTTCGATATATGCGGCTTCTATAAACATATTCCAAGAAGGGTATTCAGTATATTGATCAATGAACTCATCAAGCTTCTTATCGTTAACTTGGTTTATATTTGCATGATCAAATAGATTAATATCCGGGGCTTTATTGACGAATTCTTCCTGTGAATTAAAAACGGTTTTCCGACTAATGAAATCATCATCTAAAAGATCACTAAGTGTTAGTTCCCTGCCATGTAGTTTTTGAACTCTATCATAAACATCGTTTTCAATTTTTTTAAGCTGCTTCTGAAAATCTTTAAAATTGTTGCGCCTCCCCAATTCAATCCCCCCTTTTTATAAACTTTCGACGAGAGGAGAAGTTCGCCTTTAACATTAAGTATTTATTCAAGTACCACTTGGCTTTTTAAACAAGCACTTCGTTTTTTGGGCTAAATGTTTCCTCCTCTAGCTTTTACGCCATTTATAATCTTTTCAAATGAAGCATTAGGTATATCTTTCTTAAGCAATAGGTTATTTTCATAAATTACTTCTGCAATAGCTTCTATTATTAAATTATCCGTAACGCCATTACTTTTCATTACTTCTCTTACTCTATCTTTGCTTAATCCTACATTAGCCATTATCTCACCTCCCTTTAGATTATTTTACAATATTTAGAAAAAAAGGGGGTTATTTTTCATCGACATTTTTTTTAATAGTATTAAGTATTCTTCACCTTCCCCACATTCTATTCAATCAAAACAACCCTGTTGGGATGCTCAGGTATCACTATTTAAATAGGAATTAAATTCTTCCTCATCCATACCAAAAAGTTTAGCAATTTCAGTCTTAACACCATTATTAAAATAGTCCTCTTTTTTTGCTTCTAATTCTTCTAAAGAGAAGTAACCTTTATTTATTAAAAATTCTATTATAGCTTTGTTCTCAGCTTTTAACTCTAAAAGAGATAATGTTATATTTGCTATTACCTTCTGATTGCTAGGTTCTTTATTCATCATTTACTCCCCCTTCCATCAAATGTAAATATTCGACGAAAGGAAATAATCCCCTGCTACATTATAATAGTCAAAATAAAAAGCACCCCATTTGGGATACTGAATTGTTTGTCTATTTCACACATTTTTCTCGGCATAAAATCGCCCCTTGTGAATATAAGTGGTTGAGGGAGGTGTTTTAATGAATATGGTTCCTGTTAAATCTACGAATTTAAAGGCAGTGAGGTATGACCCACAAAGTTGTAAGTTGTTTGTTCGTTTCAAAAATTCACATAGTTTATATGAATATTCTGGTGTCCCTGAATATGTTTACGAAGAACTAATAGCTGCTAAATCTTTAGGAAAATATCACCACTTAAATATTAAATACTCCTATCCTTATAAGAGAATTGAGTAAAGAGTAACCACGATTGCTAAGGAAGTAATCGTGGTTTTCAAAAAAAGCACCCCATTTGGGATGCTTTTTATATACCAAGTCTATTTTCTAAACAGAGATCACACATAATATGTTCACTAATATCAGGTAAGAGATTAGTGCATGTTTCACATTGTTTTACATTTCCTTCAAACTGACATTTATCGCATTTCACATTAGGTTCATGGTTCCACAAAACCCATACATTAGATCCGCAGTTAGGGCAATCCCTTTCATGCTGTTCTCGATCTAATAATCCTTGGATAGTTCTATCCACTATTATCCCTCCTTCATAGGCTGTTCGACAAAAGTAGATATTTTACTGTCTTAAAACACTACCGGCGGGATGCTTAAAGCTCTAAAACTTCTTTAATTTTAGTAACCGTTTTTTCAACAGCTACTTCTTCACTTTGTGCTGGGATTTGATCTGCTTTCACTTTAAATATTTCGAGATCTTTATTACTCACCTCTCGAGCCCAACAAGCATAAAGATTATGATCTAGAAAGGCCACTGATATTTCGTAATGATATTCTTCATTAATATCTAATGACTTATTAACCTTTATGTAAACATAATGATGATTTACTGGATAAGGTTTACTATGTGTTACTCTTTCATTCATGAGGTTTGTCTTTCGTTTTTGTTTATCCCTCAATAGATTCACCCCCCTTGTCGAAAACATCCAACAAAAGAAGCCTTTTTATGAGAAGGTCGTTTGCACCCATGCCACAACACCTACTAACATGGCTGCTAAAACTAATATATCCTTTAACTTTGTGGATAGTGGAGTATATCGAAGAATAGCATTCAAGACAAAGGCAATGCCGATGATATAACCTATTAATATCATGAAGCTTAAGCTACCATTTACATTAAGACTGTTAATATTTACATCAATACCCATTACCTCCCTTTATCGCTATATTTCGACAAAAGGATATATTTTCCTGCTAGAAATAGTAAACTAGTATGAAGTTTTTTGCCTCGCCTTTCCTGCCTTCCATTTTACACGTAAGAAAAGAAACTTTCATAATCTGTCAAGTGCGTCAAAAAGGTCAAGCTATTAAAGATACATTTTCACTGCTAGTTTTCTTATAGCCCTTTCTTTAATTTCAAATGTAGCCTGTTTGCTTATACCCATTACTTGTCCCACTTCTCTTAGACTAATTTTATCCATGCACCCTTCAATTACTATCCTTTCTTTTTCGTCTTCAAGGGTTTCTACAGCCATTTCTAAATTTCTTACTTGCTTAATATATCTCTTATTTCTTTCTTCCGACCTCAATTTCTTTTTTACAGCACCATAAGTTGGATCACTTGTTTGGTAAGGCGCTTTAGGTAGGGTGGCTTCAATACCATATTGGGTAGTACCGGATGGAATAAAGTTATCGACCTCGTTTTTGCTTATTAAATTTGCCATCCAATTATAGTTTTTAATGTCTCTTCCAACCTTACGTATTGCTTCCACAGTTTCTTCTACATCATGCAATTTTGCAGTCATGTGCGATCCCCCCAAGCCTTAAGCATATGATAAGGTAACTCTCCTTCGTGTGCTTTAGCATGGCAGTTCACACATAGCAAGATAAGGTTATCAATTATATGTTGCCCTCCATCTGCAAAGTGTTCTATATGATGAAAATGAATGTTTTCAATACTTAAACAGTTAACACACCTATAGTTATCTCTTTCTTGAACTTTACTTTTTACGTATTTAGGAATTGTCCTATTTTCTTCAAAACGATCAGTTTCTCCACTTATTATCTTTTTAAATTGGTTCATATGAGAGGAAGTAATATTCAATTCAGAGATTATAATACCGGTCATTTTTCTCGATAAAGGTAAATGACGATATTCAATTTCTTTAATTAGCCATTCAGGCTCATCTACCATCTCAGCAATTTGTTTAACAGTTAAATCTCTCATAAGTCTTATAGCATATAAGGTGAGTCCATCTATAGGATCTATAGTATGTATATTCAGAGGTGCATCTTCTCCATTTGACAACTTTACAACAAGCTTGTTTTTAATTTTCATAGCATTAGTTAGAGACATTTTAGATGTTAAGAAACTAAGAACTTCTTTCATACTGCTACCAGTTATTAAGTTCCACAAAACAATTTCTTCTTTAATATCTCCTTCAAAGTTGTCTGCAAAGTCATAGATAAAATCCAGCTTCTTGTTTAAAGTTTGAATATAAAGCCGTTTATCATTATTTGTCGCTATCATCTCAAAAATAGGGTCAGAGGATGTAGTGAGGAAATTAACAACAGGATTTTGCAGCGAAAAATTAATGTGGTCTATTATTTTAATTATCCAATCAAAATCAATAAGAGTTTGCTCAGCTTCCTTTTTATCCATAGTAACAAGTTTATTCATCCTTAAATCTCGCCCCTTCCATCAATCTCTTCATATATTCACTTCTGTTAATTGGCTTCTTTATTCCAGAACGCTTATCTCTTCTATGTTTTGATACCTTCCACTTGATCACATGCAGCTGCCTCATTTCTTCACCCACTTCCAGAAAAGATAAAGTGGCCAAAGGGTAACCAAGAAAATGAGAAAAAACATATATACGGTTTCCTCTTCAGTGTCCTGCTCTGGATCTTCCTCAAGAAAGCAAAATATAAGACCAATCAACAGATAAATGAAAATATACAAATGATCACTCCTTTAAAAATAAAAAAAGGACACAAACCAAGAGCGTTTTGCTCTCAATTCGTGTCCTCCAGTGTGCTGGTAGAACTAGTTTTTAAATGGTTTTGGTAAAAATTTGTATTGCTTTGTTAAATAACCTATATCTAATTGATCAGACTGTATGTGTTGTTTTTTTAGTAATATGTTTGCAACAATATGTTTGGAGAGTCTAATATAAAAAAATAATGAATCATTGTCCACCGCGTTTATTGCCAACCCATGCGTCAAATGATCCCTTAAATCAACTATATTCTTAACTAGTATTTTTAAATCCATGCTATCATACAGATTTTCTAATTGATCTTTGAAGGAAAAAGTTTGTAAGTAGTCAATTAATAATCCCTTAAAACCTTTTCTATTACTATACTTAAAAGCTTCTTTTAAGTTATTTTTATATCTTGTATCTAGATCCATTCCATTTATTAACTTTTTATATTCGCTCGCTTTAAGACGTCTTTCGTCGTCATCGTAAATAAAGTTATCTATGCTATTACGAGAAAGGATTTCCAAGCACCGGGCATATCCAAGATATTGTTCTTCGAGCAAGTTATGAAACCTTATAATAGAAACATAATTTGCCCATACATCGAATAACTCTGAGTTTATAGGGTCTAAGAAAATTTGTTTAAACTCTCTATCATTTAAGATATTCCTAGGTCTATAATTTACATTAATGAGTTTGAAAGTATTAGAATCATAAAGATTCGTTTGATATATTTTAGCTGACATACCCTTCTCACTTTTGAAAAGAAGATATTGGTAAGTTACAAAACTATCACACAAAAAGGAAAATACAGTTGAAAATTTAAACAAAAAGCTGTTAATAAAATCTATGTCTAAAAGTTCATCACATTCTAAAGCTAATGTTAAGTAAGTAGTAGTGGTTTGGGAATACAAATTATTATCTTCATTTCTACCTTGATTAGTACTAACGGTTATCTTTTTCCCTTTGTAAATTATCTCAGACGACAATTTCAAGTTGTTCCCATTTCCGATAAACCATGAATCTAGCTTAGGAAATATTGCATAAACTTTATTAAAAGAAATGTCTTCATAATTTTGAATGTATTCGTCTATATATGTCCCTATTTTATAGGTGATTACTTTATCATTTCTATTATTGATAAGATTGCATTTGAAACAACTTATAGTTTTATAATTATGAAGTCGACAATGAAACATTTTAGACGTTGTAAAATCCAAAAGTTCTTTTCTCAACTCTGGAATGTCTTCAATTAAAAACTCAAGATATTTTTCTTTCTCATTAACTTTTATATATCCATTAAAAGTTTTACCTTTATAAAAAATTTTAGCGATCTCATTTATCTCCTTCAAAACTCTTCCCCCTCATCAAACTTAACCCTCTTCACCTTCCCCTGATGAGTAATCACCTTCGTCTCTCCATGCTCAGGTAAAGTGGTAATTTTCGCCTTCCCATTACAGTATACGACACAAAAGGGAGAGTCTGGAAGCACCATTTCAATATTTAGTTTTCCGTTAGTAATCTCTGTCTCTACTTGATTTAATCTCATTATGAGTCCCCCTGTATTAAGAGAATGTAAAAATCTTGTAAATTCCATTGTTTTATATCACTAACATGATTTAAGGTGATATTGTCCAAAAAATAGAGTGCCTATCTTTTTAATTGGACCTCTCTACTACTAGACCTGCAGCATTGCTGCAGGATTTTTTTATTTCAATGTATATGACGCTTTTTAACTTCCCATAATGTTTGATAGGCTAGCTGTTCAACGCTTGGACCTCGTCCATTTATCCATGGCTAGCTCTCCTATCTATATCCTAGTTACATTTTTGCCGGAGCTCTTAGCTTCGGTATTTTTTCTTCCAGCTAGTTATTTAGCCCTTCCAATCCCACTGCCTTCACATAAACTATCCAAGAATGCCTAAAGGTGGTGAAGTTATGAGTTACGGTTGTGGATTTGGCGGTTACGGTGGATATGGTGGCTGCGGTTACGGCGGTTACAGAGGTGGCGGATTCGCCTTAATTGTTGTTTTATTCATCTTGTTAATTATTGTTGGAGCTGTCATTTGCAAATAATTCCTTTAACGATGAATATCAACATTTCAAGATACGTATTATTCAATTAGGGCTTAGAGAAGCACCCCCTTGCTGCTTAAGTTCAGTTTAATCCACTTTTCCGAAGCATTCGCTTCGGTATTTTTTATATAACTTAAACATTTTTCAAAAGTTCACGTAGGATAAAATGGAGTCAGTGAGGACTACAGAATTTTAGCTACTTTTCATTTTTCTTTATTACAGGAGGCACATTGACATCTCCCGGCAATGTGTCTTATATAAATTAACTTATATAAAATTACCAGTATTTAACCGAGTAACCAAATAAATGTACATTTACCCATTCATTTATTTAGTATTTACATAATATAAAGTGTAGTCATCAGGGACTACAAAACTAAACTATCGGCATATATTACACCTTTGAAAGGCGCAATGGTTATCCCTCCATTGCGTCTTAAATTTTCCTATATGTGTGTAAATCTTTAAATTTAATATTTTGCCTCTTTATCACGTTAAATCGTCACAACAATGTCAATATTATCCACGAAAGCTTATTGTAATGTACTTTTATATACCCTATAATGAACAACTATCTTGTCGGTTTAGCCAAAAAAATTTCATATAAAAGGCGGGAGAATATTGTATAAAATTGTCAGGATGATGAATGGTAAGCCTTGGCCATTAATAGATTCAATCACTAACAAGGATAAACTTGTTACAGATAAAAAATCAGCTGAATTATTAGCACAGATGTTAAATTTTAAAAGTAGGCTTTCTTATCCTTGGGTTGTAAGAAAATATGATTTCCTTTATTTTTTTGCACTACCACTAACTACATAAAAGAGTTTTAGAATGCCATAAGCCACAATGGAGCTTGCCCATTGTGGCATTTTGCATTCACTTCCCCACTTCGCTTACTTCCACCACTATCCTTGGCTTCAAGCTATAATATTTCGATACATGCAAATCCACAATTAAGCTATCATCCTTATAGATCACACCATTCAAAGCGTCCTCAATCCCCTTCGCATAATTCGTGTTATCTGGCTTCGTCACTGGTCTTAATACCCCTGCCTCAGCCTCTGCTGTCTTCTTTTTTGAAAAGCTCTTAGGGATAGGCCGGTAAACCTTAATCAAAAGATCCAGCGATCCTTCAAGTAATTCCTCCGGAGCATGTTGACTGGCCACCAGCTGCACATATTGTTTATAGTCTCGTGAGCTGCTAGGGTCATAAACAATTGTTTTCCCTCTTCTCGTCTTTCCGGTCCTTGGTCTACCCTGAGCGACCGGCTCTCCTAATACAGTAAAATGAATCAATTAAACATCTTCTCCTTTTAAGGGCTTTCATATTAAAATTCTATTAAATTCGACATAATTCAGTTTTATATCCGTTCAAAAGGAAAAACTTAAATTGTACTAAAATATTACTACCAGGAGGTCATTGGATGTGCACTACGAATTGTTATGAGCTGCTCAATGATGAAAAATTGGTTGGGTTATATTATTCACTCCTAGATAATATTTTTAACGGCTCCCTATCCTTGGCAATGTTTAATGAAATTGATTTACTAGAATTGACAGCTGCGAACAGAGGCATGAGACTTTCATATTATAGTAAAAGGAGTCAAGGTGACTCTCATCAATTAGTTGTCCTTATTAATTAGTTGGGCTTCTCCGAGTTTTCACTGACATTACCACTTGCGCTAGTGAGAAAAGACTTAACTCCTCAATATTCCTCCCATCTGGAGCTTTATCAACCCCTTGACCATAAAGAAAATGTTTCAAATCTTCTTTATGGTCCTCCCTCTGTCTTTGCTTTCCAGACAGCCTTAATGTCATGCAAACACCTCCATTCCCAGCTTTTTCTTAATCCGTTCCATAACCTCCTTAGACTCAGCTTGTGCTACCTCTCTGCATACGTCATCAGGACAGGGCATCACCTGAGTAAATGATCGCTCATAGGTATAATAAACACCTCGTCCATGGCAATTCTCACACAATTCTAAAACTCCTTTCTGCGGAAATCCGGTCCGTCCATTTTGATAATTTGTGTACCTTCCATCAGCCGGCTGAAGTTTCGTTCATTGAGCTTCTGTTCCAGCTGCTGGCTAATTAAGTTTGTCGTAAAGATCGTTGGCTTCCCTGCTCTGTCGTCCAATACTTCAAAGAGCTTTGTATGCCCCCAGCTGTTCTGTCCATCCCTTGGATTGGTGTATTCCGTTCCGAGGTCATCGAGGACAAGCAGATCAATGCGCTGCATTAGCTCCAGAACCTGACTCTCGCTAAATTCGCTGTCATCCTGGTACGTCTGCTTAATCTTCGTGAATAGCTTTGGAATCGATAAGAACAGACACTTATAATTCTGCTTCATGAGTTCTTTTGTCACCGAAACAGCTAAATGACTTTTCCCTGTTCCGTAAGGTCCCACCAGTAATAGATTGCTAGATTCCTCAGCATCAAAGGTGGCCACATACTCTTCAAGATCCTGCTTCGCTTCAGCCAGCTGCTGATTGGTTGGCCGGTACGTTCGAAAGGTGGCCTTTTCCAATGACTTGTTCATGAGAGAGTGTTGGTCAAAGACTTTCAACGTCTTGTTATAAATGGCTTCCTCTCGATTCTTCAAAGCTTTCTTAGCCAAAGCAATATCCTCGCATTTACATCCATTATTCACTTCAATCCATTCGCCCTTACGAGGACCAACAGGGATTTGCATACGACTCTGCTCTACAACTTGGCCGCAGCCTTCACAGGTATAAGAGCCAGTTACTTGTTTCTTTGGTTGTGGAATTCGACCGTCTTTGAGTAGACCTTCCATGATTAACCTCCTAGAATCCGTAATTGTATTGCTTCTCTGCCGGCCTTATCGGAGTGACGTTAGATTTCTTTTTCGGTGTGAAGGCTCGCTGAGCGTTTCGAGCATCTTCCAAGGTTTTAACTCCTTTAGCCTGCCAGTCTTTCAAAATCGCTTCGCAATAGTTGAAATTCTGCTTGTTATTATTTAGAGCAAGCTTCATCGATGCTAGGACCAGCTCGTCTGATAATTCATCAGCCCATTGAGTAATGCTTTCGCTGATAAACGGTTTAAGCATTCCAAAATTTTGTTCGTAAAAGAAATGGGGATTTTCCGCGCGCGTATCTTCTTCATCATTCTTTATAACCTTAATATCCTTTATTACATTCTTATTATTGTTCTCGCTCCGTTCTCTCTGCGTTCCGTTACTGTTCTCACTCCGTTCTCGCGCTGTTCTCTCTGCGTTCTCATTGTCTGATTTATAATTGTCAAAGCCCTGATATGACGAGTAATTGACGACCGTAAAGAGTGTTCCAAGTTCGGTGTCTTCAATTTTCAATCGATCTTCCTTCACAAGTTGATCGACTTTCCTCTTAATTAACGAAAGAGAATATTTCTTCATGCTTCGATTCTCTAAAAACTCTAAATCCTCTCGTAAATTTCGGTAGGATCTTAAAAATTGTCCTCGCTTTAAATGAAGTCCTGCAACCTTTGCTCCTTCCTCTGAAAAGACCGCGTTCCCAAAGATATAGAAGAAGATTCTAAACTTAGGGACGTCATTCCAGATGGGGTTGGAGAATATCTCTCTACTCGTTAGGAACGCTCCTCCCATTGGTATCACCTTTCTTTCTGTATGATTGCTTTCATTCCTTGTATCCGCACCAGGTGCCACCCTGGAAAGTTGTGAGCTACATATCCTCTCACATAACGCTTAAAAGCCTTCCCAGGAGCTTGATGATCTTTTACCATCCCTACATAAACTTGAGGGATAGATACCTCTCGATTCATTACTTCAAGTCCATAGCTGCTTGTTGTGCCGTTAATTCTTCTGATTCTGAAGCTACATGCTCTTCAGAAGGTTCGTCCTCTGGATCGTTTGCAGGAATATCAATGTACTCCTGGTCATGAATAGACTCAGCTTCTTCTGTTACATCTTTCCGAATGGTTTCATCCTGTGATGCTTGATTCTGAACTTCTACACTTATAGGGAGGTATTTGAACATTCGACGAATCACCGTCTTCTTAGCCATTTCTTCATAATCTGTTTTCCATGGACCGTTAGAACCAGCTTTCGAACGTCCTTTCACCTTCTCTACATCGGAGGTACTGAAGACCTCAAACTGATACCCACCGTCTTTAAAGTGAGCGACCGCATAAACGAAGACCATTTCCCCTCTCTCGCCTGTAGCCGGCTTGTGTATGAGTTTTGGATGTAACCCTAGCTCATACTCAAACTCATCGCTTTCATGGACCGTGTGCGCGTATATGCTCTCAATATGGCCAGACCTTCTAGCAAGGTCTATCATTCCTTTGTAACCAATAATGAATTGAACATCTGTCTGCTTCATCTTTCCGTTCCAGAATGGTACGAGATAACAGTGACCAATCAATCCTGGCTCAAGTCCTAATTGAGCAGCTTGCATGACAGCCCCCATAAGAGAAGGGATAGAGCATTCAAGTAGCTTAGGATTTTGACGAATGGTTGTCATCGCGATTCTGCCTAATCTATCCGCATCCATATGCTTTGGTAAGGCTCTTTCAAACTCAGGCCCCATCCTTTTAAGATAGGCCTGAATCGTATTTGCTTGGCCGTTTGATTGAGCCGGGGCAGAGCTGTTACTCTTTCGATTGGTTAGTTGATTTTTAGCTGTTTTGTTTGTGGCCATTATTTAGCCTCCTTATATTTAAATGGGCGGCTTTTACTTACTTTGGAATATTGCTCATATAGATCAGGCTTTTCAGCTTTTAATCGCTTGGAATCAACCGTGCGACGTTCTTGGGTTTTCCAAGTCACGACAAAGTGATTGGAGAAACCTTTTTCATAGGTTCCTAGTTTATTTTTTAACTGGTTTTCATATTTCTTCTTTTGTTCGGATAAATCCGTTAGTTCCTGCTTAATCTGATCGAGAGCTTCCAGTAGCTTGTCCGAGTCTTTATCCAGATCTGTTTCGCTCTCAGGCTCTGCGTCTGGATACATCGCTTTAATAAATTCTGAGGAAGCTTCTGAGCCATCTATCTCTGGAGGGTTCTGCTTAAGCACATGCTTTTCCCAAAACTCCTTCTCAATCTCTATCAAGTTTTCAATAAGACCTTCATCCCGTTCGATCTTCTTATAAACAAATTTATTCCCACCAATTAATACGGCGATCCACCAGGCATCCGCACCGGTTACAGCCATATAATGCTGACACTGGAGCAAGTATGCCATCGGGATTTCTTCACCATTCCAATCATCCTTTAGGTACTCACTGGCCGTTTTACACTCTAGCCCTTCATTCTTTCCTACAATGAGACGATCCACATTGGCTAGCATCCATTCATGTTCAGGGTGTTTAAGTATGGCGTTTCGTTTCCGCACTTTTAAGCCGGTTCGAATGCTAAACTCTTTCGCTACGGTAGCCTCCATCACATTGCCCCAATAGGCGGCCTCTTCATTGGAGGTATGAGATTCTACTTCACCGATTTTCTCCATATAAACGACCATAGGAGACTTCCATTTATTAAAGCCTGCAATGGAAGCAGCATCGCTGCCTCCTAAGCCCTTTTTCCTCGCTTTCAACCATTCACCATGCTCTAAATCCGTTGTAATTTGTAGAACCTCTGCTTTTATGCCCATATTGGACCTCCTCTATTTATTTCTGTTATAATAAGTTTGATAAAAATATTCCTATGGGCCACATTGCCGTGTGGCTTTTCTTATGCTCTTTTTTCTTCTGCACCGAGAACTTCCAATAATTCAATGGATTCTTGTATAAGTGTTTCTTTCAAAAAGAACTCTTCATTTAAGACAAAGATTAGATCTCCCTCAAATACTTCATTGCCTAGTGCATCTAAACCATACTGGTTTTCATGAACTTCAACCGGATATCCAAAATGTTGAATTTGTTTGATCACTGGATGTGTTATACTCATTCGCCGATATACTCCTTTACTCGTTCTAAGATTTCTTTTTTATGTGCTTCTGAAGTATTATCAAGTAACGTTTGAAGGTCTTGGACAATTGACTTCTTTTCTTCACTGGCCTGATATTTCTTCAAAACCACCATATCTCCCTCTGTGTAAATTTCCACAGGATCATTAACCTCAATATTTAGGCTTGTTCTTAATTCCTTCGGGACAACAATTCTTCCTAACATATCTACTTTTCTTACGATTCCAGTACTTTTCATTAATCTCTCTCCTTTTACTTAATTAACTAGTGTATAGACACTTGCAATTCCCACCATTTCACTTTTGTATTGTTCACAATAATGTTATTATTTGGTTCCAACACATCAGCCGTCTAAGAGTGGGAGCTCTGGGCGGCATTTTTATTTAACCAATTTCATCCATTGCTACTAATGAACTGTAGTGTTACAGTACAATTTAAGGTTCATTATTATCGTCTGGCGTTCATCGCTAGGCGATTTTTTTGTATAATTATCACCAAAATTCCCTCCTAACAGTTGATCATTGCGTAATATAAGAACCCTATCACTGCGATAAATAGCAAGATGTAAGTAATATCTAGGGAATCAATCTTCATGCCACCACTCCACTTGTGCCCTGAGTATTCCTTTGTCTTTTAACTGGACAACCAACTGATGGAATTCCATTTGGTTGTTCTTTCGCTCTCTCAAAAATTCCAATTCGTTAACAATGTGAACCATTTGAAAAGCTGTTTGTTTACTAGCTGCCATATCACCTTGAGTAAATTGTTCTTGCATCTGATTAGTTAGCTTCCAGAAATTATTCGTTCTCTCAATAGCTTCATCAATATCCTGTGATAAGTACTGCTCACTCATTTCTTAAACCTCCTTGCCTTTAGGGAAAGCAACCACTCTTTAAATAGCTTTTTCATGGAGAAGTTGTATTCCTTACATAAAGCAGCAACCAGGTTTACTTGTGACGCTGCTGAATCGAGAATTTCGTTTATTACCTTTTTTACATCCTCTTTTTCCTGAAGGGAGTTTGAAGGAATAGGCTTGTACCACTTCACTAGATCAAGATTATCTAAAGCTTCCTTCGTTTCTTTTTCAGCAAAATATCTCATATGAATAGCATCATGTTGGATGTACTCTCCATCCAAGTAAGGCATGTGAACATAACCCGTTGATTCTTCCCATGTATGAAAGTAAAACTCTGGGTCATCCAGTGATTCGGAAAAAGCTTTCCTCATTTCCGGCTGATACTTTCGATCTCCTGTTTCCACCTTCGAAATCGTTTCTCTACAATAATTAGCGTCAAAGGACAGTTCTAGTTGAGTAAATCCTTGTCTGTTTCTGGCTTTGACCAATTCATCACGTATGGTCAATTTGTTTTTCTCCTTTCGTACCGTTTAAGTTCTATCCATGTGTATAAGATAGGTATTAAGCTAAAAGTAATTACATAGCTTCCATGTGATCGGCTTCTTGTTGACGAATCCAATCATTCAGAGCTTCCTCTGAAAACATGATCCGTTTACGAAGTCGAAAATGAGGAATCTCTTTTTGCTTCACCATGGTGTAAATCGTGTCGGTGCAGACTCCAAGGTATTCAGCAGCTTGTTTGACATCTAAGCGTTTGAGTTTCATTAGATCACCTCCTCACGAAAAGTTTCCACATTGGTAATTTCAATTTCAAAAAAAAGCTCGTCAATTGGAACATCTAATATCCATGAAACTTTCGCTAGTTTTTCGGCAGGAAATTTACTTTTTCCTGACTCTAGATAAAAATATCCATTTGGACTGTCATACCCCAAACAACTAGACATTTTTTCTATTGATAAGCTTTTTTTCTTTCTTAAGTCTTTAATTTTTTTTAAATCAACTCTTTTCTCTAACATTTTGTTTCACCTCCTAAATTACCGTATTGGTAACTATAACTATAGTTTAATTTACCAATACGGAAATGTAAAGTGTTAATTTACCGTTTTGGAAATATTTTTTTACCAAATAGGTAAAGATGATACAATTAAATCAAATTATAATGTAATTGGAAGGAAGATCTTCCTTGAATATGATAGGAAAAAGAATAAAATACCTTCGAAATAAAAATAACTTATCTCAAAAAAGATTATCTGAGGCTTTAGGTATGTCCAATGTTCAGTTATCAAGGTATGAATCAGGTGCTAGACAACCTGACTACGACACCATACTTAAAATTGCTGATTATTTTGATGTGTCAATAGATTATTTATTCGGAAGACCTGAATCCACTTCTCAGGATAATAATGAAGAGGAAGATTTCATTAAAGAGATAAATCGCTTACTGGAGAAATATGAAATAGACGACTTCTCCTTTTTTGATATTGAGAAATGGAAGTCAATGAATCCAGAGCAGATTAAAGAGTTGGAGAGTTATTTTCAATACTTGGTTCAAAAATCTAAACAGTTAGAAGACAATAATGAATAATAAGTAAAGCAGGCAATGTTTATTGCCTGCTTTTTTATTACTTAATAGAGATCAACAATAAATTTTTTGTCTTATTTTGTCATTTATATAGTTAAATTTTAACATTAATAGTAGAATATTCTCAATAATATCTAGGAGGTGAGAATTTTGACTCTATTCTTTTTAGGTTTTTTGGCTCTAATTGTTTCTCTAATTTACTTGATTTACCACTTTGGTATGAAGATTAAGAAAAAAGAAAGCACCCTGTCAAAGAAATTATTTTATCCTCTTCTATTCGGCGGCCTAGTGCTTATGATTTTCAGCTTTAGTTCTTTAGATGAAACTAATGCTTTACAGCTTCAAGACGAATTAAAGAAAAATGAAGAACTTTTGAATGAAATAAAAACACTAAAAGATGAAAAAGAGGAATTAATAGTACAAGCAGAAGAATTAAATGCTACAAAGAAAGAATTAGAGGACGAGTTAGCAAGTAATCAAGAAACTTTATCGTCTAATTCAGCAGAACTGGAGAAACTGAAAAACTCTGCTAAGGAATACGAAGGGGATAAAGAAGAATTAAATAAAGAGATTGACGATCTTACTTCAAAGATAGAAGATCAATCGAGTTTAATTAGCGAACTCGAAGAGGAGAAGTCTTCGCTCCAGGCACAAGTAGAAGACTTAGAAACAACTACCGTCTCCACCAACGAAGATAGTTCAAATACATCTATTACTGGCCCTCTGAGTAGCAATGCCTACTTTGAAAACTGCGATGCAGCCAAGGCAGCTGGTGCAGCTCCCGTTCGTAGAGGAGATCCTGGTTATGCTAAGCATTTAGATAGGGATGGCGATGGAATAGGTTGTGAATGGTAGTAATCTCTTCTATATATTAACAAGGTTCTAGGTAGTTCAAAGTTTAGAAAGCATTGAATAGGTTTGAAACCTATAATTTTAAATAGGAGGTACTTTTATGAGTACAACAGTACAATTTTATAATTGTTTCCTTACAAAAAATGGCCAAGAAACTAATGTATCATTTTCTGATTTTCTCGATGGAATAATCTCTATTGAAGAAACTTCTCGCTATATTGAGAACCGATTCGGAGCATACTCTCTAATCGATATGTTAATGCCAAATGAAAACCCAAATGATAATGAACTGGATAGAATAGTGGGTTTTGCAAATTATAGAGAAAGAAAACCTTTCCAAGGGAAAAGAGGTACAGATAGAATCAGTGAAATAACAGACGATATCTTTGAATTAACTACAGCTTTATTCATCCCAACTTATCATTTAGCTTTAATAGAATATAATCATTTTGGAGCTCGTCCTAACCACATAGAAGAATACTTGAATGCTTTCCTACCAAAAGATAACGGAAACTATTGGGAGTTTAAAATGATAGCTATTGAAACAAGCACCACACTTAGGGACATTAGACAATCAGGTGATATAAGAAATATTGAAATAAAGCTGGATTTAACCAGTGCTGAAACACACTTATTTAATGAAGAAGCCGATCCTCAATCAATTTCATATCAAGTTCTCAATGGCCCAATTTCTGCCTATAGAAATATCGGAGCAAACGTAGCAACCGTGTCTTTAGGGCAAGGAAGATACAAGTCAGATCCCATGGACTTTCAAAACTTAATTAATATGCTTTCCATCTTAGATATAGAAAGTGAATCTTTCGCATCTATAAAAGTTCGCTATAAAAGCCCAACTACTCACAAGCTAGAAACAGCCGATCTCAAAAATGAGGGGCTATTAAAGAGAGTAATTTTGGAGGAAGAAAGTTCAACAGCCTTTCAATCTATAGGTGTTGGAATCTCAGATTTTTATTACACATATTCAAATAGATTAGCCAGTCAAAATTGGAGAGAACAAACTGTAGAGTTAGTTGGTGAAAACTTACCTATAATTAGAAGATATGTACCTGAAATAGTTGAAAATGAATCCCAAGCTGAGTAATTAACTTTATGTTTTATTTATTATAAAGTAATATAAGTTTATCCAATGTATTACTGGGAGAGGGAATGATGAGTAATTTACTAAAAAAAGTACCTGATTCTGTTTTTCTATTTTTTGAAAAGAAATTCATTACTATTTTTATGGGCGTATTCATTTTCCTTATCGCAGTACTAAAAATTGGTTTGTATTTTCCTAAAGTAAATTCTTTAGGGTTCATTATTGGTCTAGATCACTTTATTCAAAATGATGTTACAAATGCTTTTATAAGTAGAGATAGTACTTTAATTACTTTAGCAGCTGTTTTTATAGGAATATATTTCACCGCTTATACACTGCTGGCTACACTATCATCTAAGTCTACTTTCTCTGTCCTAAACAAAAATCACCTTTCTTCACTAATTAATTATATTAAAAACGCTTTTCTAGCATCTTTTTCTTATTTAATATTATCATTATTGTCTCCTCTTCTACATGATTACAACTGGTTTTATGCTGTAATCTCCCTACTCTTGTTAGTGTACATGCTTTTAAGCGCTTTAAGGTTTGGGTTATTGATATATTTGATATTGAAAAGAGACGTAGATAATTTCTTAGACAGAATAGAAAAAGAGAACAAAGAAGAAATTAAAAATCAAAGAATTTTAAACGATCTAGAAAAGTTCTTACAAGAAAATAAAGAGAAACAAGGTAAGAAAAGTGCTGATGAAATCAGTGAGTTAATTAAAAAAAGAAAAGAAAATAGGGATAAAGAATAGCATCTCCCCTTGGCGTTACTTTATCCCTAACACCCACCACTCCTAATAGAGTGGTTTTTTCATTTGCAAAACAGAACAAACGTTCGTTATAATATCATCTAGGAAGGTGATAGTATGATTTACCCCCAATACACAAAAACCGCACTAGAAGATTGGGTCTCAAGTTGGTATAAACTGCACAACTTTTGGCTCCCTAATGATCTAATTCCTAAAGAAATCGCTATGAAATGTAATATTTTTGTCCATTATAAGCCGTTGGACTCATATTACATTCGCTTTGGACGTTATCGAGAGATCGTGCTTAATTCCAAATTAGGCTCTCATCAACAGAGAGAAGAATTTTTTCATGAACTTTGTCACGCTATACGTCATGTAGGCAAGCAATCTATGATGCCAGAGGCATTCAGAGAGCTTCAGGAACGAGATGCAAAGCATTTCACCTTATATGCTGCTCTCCCCTATCACATGATTAAAAGATATGACATAGAAGACCCAGACATCATTGAAAGATGGTCACATGATTTTAAAGTGAGCGAAGAACTATGTGAAGAAAGGCTCTATCAAATCAAGCGTAGATACATAACAGCAGCAAATAAAAATTGTCACGCGCTTAATGAAGCTTATGGGCTATGTTACAAGTAAGGAGGTTTTAATATGGCTAGTTATCAAAAACGTGGCAAGCATTCATTTTTGCTTATTGTTGAAGCAGGATATGACGCAAAAGGAAAAAGAAAAAAACGAACTAAGACTATACGTGTTGAAGATAAAGCTTTACTTCGGACTACAAAGAAGCTGGAGAATTATTTGCAGCAGGAACTTGCTAAATTTCAAATGGAAGTGGAAGCTGGGGAATATATTGCTCCTGAAAAGAACTTGCTAGAAGACTTTGTCCACGAATGGCACAAAAGGTATGCCATCAAAGATTTGTCTCCTACTACAGCCAAGGTATATATGTCGAGTTTAAATAACCACATACTCCCCCATTTCGAAGGAAAACGGATCGGAGATATTAAAACGATTCAAATTATCCGTTTTTTAGGTGATAAAACTTCGAGTGATAAAGATCGAAAAGATGGAAAACAAGGGGCCCTCTCCCCTCACACCATTCGAAAAATATATGATGCTCTCTGCAATGTCTTTGCCAGAGCTCATGATTGGAGAATCATAAAAGACAATCCAATGGTTGGAGTAAGGAAGCCTTCGAGTGAAGAGAAGGAAATGAAATATTACAGCAGTGAAGACCTGGGAGACGTGATAAATGCACTTAATCAAGAACATTTAATGTGGCGAGTCTACTTCTTAGGAGCTTTATTTGGCGGACTAAGACGAGGTGAACTAACAGCCTTGGAATGGAAACATATCCTTTATGAATCCAATGAAATTAAAGTAGAGAATAACATTGTAGATACTAAAAACGGAAAAGCTGTAGTAAAAGCTCCAAAGACTAAGTCTTCAAAAGCAGCTGTAGTTATGCCTGAGTGGTATATGAGTCTCCTGAGAGAATGGCATACAGAATGGAAAAGAGAGAAATTCAAGATGGGAGAAGATTGGGAAGGTGGAGAACACCAATACTTATTCCATAATGGAACAGGAAAAGCCCTTTATTTCTCCACTCCTACTACCAAATGGAGACGAATAATAGAAAAACATGGATTGAAGAAGATAAGGTTACATGATCTTCGTCATAGCATGGTTGCTCTTTTAATGGAAGAAGACGATGTGAATTTACCAGCCATACAAAAAAGAGCCCGACATTCGAGCTCTAAAATTACTTCAGATATTTATGGCCATATTTCTAAAAAGAGAGCCAAACAAACGGCAAGTCAATTTGATAAATATGCGCCCCCGAAAAATTCCGTCAACAATTCGTCAACAAGTCTCTAA